CAGGAATATGTGCGATACCATTTTGATTCGCAGGACTTTCCTACTTTAGCTGCATACTCCGTTGAGGGTTATATCTGCTTTAGCAATCTTCAAAACCTGTTTACTCCCTTTGCTGCGGCTGAGCCTATATTTGTCTACGCTGCATTTGAGCCAAGCACGGCAGTAGCTTTGTGCAAGCAACGAGTTAATGAGATAACTTGTAGAAGCGCTTTGCCTTTACTGCAGCAAACCGACACTCTTAGATATACCGACGAATCCCAGCCGGTTGTAGGCGACGTGAAGTTGGTCGCCGGGGACAATTGCACTATCTCGGTTCTCACTAATACTCGCACTGTGATAATAGGCGCTCAGCAGGGTGCAAACGACTCTCAGGCTGAGCAGTGTGGACCGTGGGTAGAAAAAATTAACTCCAAGGACATACTGTGCAACGAGGGAATTTACAGCATTTCTGGAGTGGAGCCTGACGCAAATGGCGATGTAAAGATTGTCGCACAAAGTCCATTGGCAGTCAGTGCGTTTACAAGAGCAGAGCTGAACGCTGTAAATGCTGACTTCCTTAACAGTTCGGTTTTGTCTGGCTTTCCGCATATAATACGCTTTATATACGTAGGGCTGCCTCAAAGTTCAGATAATCCAAACGTATTTAACTGCCAGTAAGGATCTATATGAGCCTAGATAAATGCATTCCTATTCCACCAATTACTGGACCGGGCTGCGTATCGCTACCTGTCTCTGTAGATTGTGACTCAGGTCAAATCCCTGTTGAGATATGCATACCGGATCCAAGAGATCCCGATGGGCCAAAATGCGTTAACGATAACGCCAGACGTCCTTGGCCGACTCCACCCCCTGCAGAGATAGGCTGTAACCCAGTAAGCTTACAAGTCACCAACACTCCTGCAGCAGAAGACGATCCAGATCAGACTATTCGACTGGAGGGCGGAGTATCCTACATTTCAGGCGACGCCTGTTTGCCGCAGGTGAATTTAAACTTGGTAGTGCCGCCCAACATTGCTTCTGGCGGAGGCTCTCCAAACATAAGCGGCTTTGGATATACCACTTATGCAGATTGTGCACGAGTAGGCCCCACACAAAATGATCGCTACAAAACTCCTCAGGAGTTCTTTGCGAAGGCAACGGGAGCTGCCGCATTTGTACCTAAAACATTAGGAGAGATGGGAAACAATGCCTGCGAACCTCTGTGTGACGCTAGATCTAGATATGGGGCGCAGGTAGCGAAGTTTAACTTGATAGGGCCTCTGTTAGCAGAGATAACCGGCTCAGTTCCCCAAACGTACCACAATATAGCCGGCAGATCTATTGCAACTGGGTGGTCGTATGCCTGGACTCCGTCCTTCTGCGTAACGGCTGCAAATATGTGTTTGCCTGCCTGCTTTCCAGCCTCTTGGGCAAACTACAATACATCGCTGCCTTATACCGCGGCTTGGAACAACAAAGAGATGGTGTACGACAAGTATCTAACGCCTGGAATAAGTCTTGAGGCGCAGGTTAAAAAGGGGTATAAGCCTGTACCTGTTATGAACGGAACTCAGGTGCTTATGTACGGCTGGATTCCCTGGGGAGTACTTGAGGGAGAAAGCGGACCTGTTCCCAACTACGACGCATGTCAGTGTCCTATGGTTTGGTTCTTTAGCGAACAGGTGGCTTTTGACGGAGACTGTGAAGAGGGCGTAGGTACAGATGCTGGCCTCACCTCCATGTTGCCTACTCGTTCTATAACCTCAGCAGGAATGTTCTTCGGATCGCCCGACAATGCCAATCGAGTTTAAAAGCACAATTCAGAGATATTCAATTCAAGCTGGAGTAGTTCCTACTCCGGCGGAACTGTATCCTGGAGAGCTTGCTTTAAACCTGGCTGACGGAAAACTATTTACGTTAAATATAACCGGGTCAGTCATAGATTTGACTGCACTCAACAGTCAATTTAGTCTATCTGGATCGTTGGACGGAGATCTGCTCGTATTCAATGCCACTACTGGCAGATACGAAGCAACTCCGGCTAAAGACGTTCTAGACGGAGGATCTTATTAATGGCCAACCTATCTATAAATTTCATAACTACTACTGTTAGAGAGGGAAATCAAGATCCTCACTATAGAGTTCAGATCACTACTGGTGTCAGCGGCACTACGGGTTCTTTCGTTGACGGCAATTTGCTTTTAATTAAACGTAAGAACGATTTAGAAGGACCAGTAGACGTTTTTTACGGTATTGTTAAGGCCGTGGATTTCTCTATGTTTAGAAAGGCTGCCCCTAATGCAGGGCAGGATTTCTATAGAGCTAACGCGTGGAATCTGGTTTTCTACAACCAACAGACATTAAACGATGCAATTAGTTTAATGAAGAACCAGATAGACATACTATCAGAAGACATATCTATACTTACTAAGTACACAAACCGAAGATCGGAAACACACAACTCGCCCTCATTTTAAGGTAATAACATGAAGAAGTTTGCAATGACGTACTCTACGGTACACGGGCTACTAAACAACGCAGAGGTAAGAGCCGTAAGTCCGGTCATCAAGGCTGCCTACGATGCCGTCGAGACAGAGACCTCCGCTCAAGGCTGCTCAGCTTGCGCAAAAAGAAAACGCATGAGCGACGCTGTAAATCAGCTGCTGGCTCAGCTTCAGGGATCCTCCGAGCTAGAGCTAGATAGAATTAAGAAAGCCTTAGGGGTTGAAGTCCTGGTTTTTCCAAACGGACTTAGTTTCATAGAGCGCTGATGGGCGTTTTTAATCCGGCAATTGTATGTTGTTGCGACCAGGGATTGAACCTGTGTTGTTTAAGTGTAACTTTGTCTAAAGTTTGCCCTACCTCAGAGGAAGACCCCGAAAATTGCGGCATGGTGCCCGGGGATCCTCAGACTGTTACCTGGTCTCAAAAGTTTAGATACTGTGTAGCAAAAGAGGAAGACTGCAATTGCCAGATACTTGTACAAGGTACTACTCCTCAGCCTGACGGGGCTACACCCGGCCCAGGCGGTTTCGTGGAGCAAGATGTAATTGATTGCCAAGCGTCTTACTTTGCGGACGTAAAATGCGATAGTCCAGAAGCAGAAGAGGCATGCAGCGGCGGTCAGGGGATATGTCCTAATTGGATATGCGGACCGTGCGAGCCTATCATTAGCGGCTGTGTAATATCAGAGGACGGTACTTGTCCTCCTGTTCCGCAGTGTGAGCCGAAAGACTGCTGTACTCCGCCGCCAATCGAACTATGCTGCTGTAGGACTATAGTGAATGGCTGTATAACCAGCGCTAGTTGTGAGCCTTGCCCCGCAGTTCCTACTTCGGGAAATGGGCAAAATGGAACGGTGTGCGGACCCGTCTCCAACTGCGATGAGTGCGATGCTGAGCTTAGCGTAGGCATAACTACTCTATGCTGTTCTAGTTGCTATTATTCGGACTCAGCCGCCTACGGAGATCCCAATCCAGGAGATGGTATTCCGGAAGGGTGGGCGGCATCCTGCCCGCCTGGCATAACTACATGTTGCAACGATTGTCTGTCCGGAACTTGTGAGGGCTATGCGTGCATGCCTCCATGCTCTCAAGGGCCCCCTGCTAATATATGTCCATGTCCGCTAGCCCCTACATCTCCAGGATGTACCGCTTTTCAAGCGCAGCAACGCTCTACCTACGGTAATATGGAAAACTCCGCAGAAGGCAACTATCTTAAAGGGCTCATATACGATCCTAGTACTGGCACTTATCGACAAAATACCTTGTTGTTTTTTGGATATGGATACAATCAACTATGAAGGCATTTCACTCATTTAGGGCGGACAAGTTCTTACCTTATCTAGATATGATTGGCGGTAGGGAACTTATAAAGCCAGCGGTCTACATAATGGCATTGTCAGCTGCAACCATACGAAAGCACCATGATGATTTTACCTTGATCACGGACGACGCAGGTAAAGAATTGGCCGAAGAGTGCCAGCTACCGTATAGCAGCATATTATCAGTAGGAAAATCTTTTAATTCCGATCCTTGCGTTTGGATTCAAAGCAAACTACATACTTACCAAACTATCAAAGAGCCATTCGTACATTTCGATAACGACATATTTCTATGGGAGCCGTTACCAGCGGGGTTTTTGGATAACGAGGTAGTCGGATTCCACTCCGAGACATTCTTATGGTACAAGTACGAACTGTATAGAAAAGAGCTTTTAGAGGCAGGTATATCCTTACCTGCATTGAGAGAAACTCACTGGACTAACCGAATGCCGATAAACATGGCAATATTCGGAGGTCAGAACTGGCAAGCAATAAATCAGTACGCTGAATTCATAGATGAATATCTGCAGGACCGCAACTATATGCGAGACGCAACGGAACAGCAGAAATCTGCCTTTGAAAGAAGTATTGCCTTGGTAGAGCAGATGTGGGTTAGTTACCTGATTCAAGATAGGATGAAAGTACCTATTACCACGCTGCTTACGGAAGAGAATATACAAAGAGGAGAGGGTGACCTTAAGCTCACGCACTTGCATGGGTTCAAGCAAAAGGCCATGAAAGAAGGTAAGACCCTGGAGCTACTGATTAAGTTAGACAGCAAGTTGAAGGAAGTAAACCCTGCAGTACACTCTGCCGTACAGAAGTACGTCACTGCAGAAGTCGATATCTCTGCGATGATAAAGGAGCAATCTAATGGTCAGAATCTGTCCGAATAAAAAGCACGAAGTTACGAATGACGGACTATGCGTCTTCGTAGAAGGTCCGTCCTCGTTGGCGCTGACTTCTCCTGAGGCTCAAAGAATGGTCTTTAATTACGTTAAAGAGTCTGGGCTTCAGGGCTACGGCATGAATAAGTTTATACCTAACGCAGATGCAAAGATCGAAGGACCTTACTCGTTCCAAGGCCACTGGCTTCTGCTGCCAAGCCAATGGAATAGAAACTCCATTCGCGTATGAGCACCACGTTGTCAAAGTCCGAAGAGAAGCTGTTCGTCCATAAGCCCGAGTGGGAGGCCAAGCTGCTCCCTGTCTGCGAGGCACTTAAGCTATCCGGATTTGATATAGCAATCATTGCGGACATAATGCGTCAGCTTCAGTTGGAGTCCGTGCTTCCAACTAAATTTTCAATAGTCAATAACCGGTATCTGGTGTACAAGCACGACTTGGTTTACGATCTGGTTAAAGCTCAACCGCTGTTTGAGCAACCCAACGAAGCCAAGAAGATGGCAGTAATATTCTGGCTCTGAGGCTAACAATGAAAGTGAAGTTGCGTAACAACACGTGGGAGTTGGTAAGGACGGATCTCCAAGCAAATATTCGCGGAGAGATAGATCCGCCCTCCTATGTCAAGAAGCGCATAAAGCTTTCAAACAAGTTGTCAAAGCAAGCAGAGGTACTTGAGGTGCTGTTGCACGAATGCCTACACGGCTGCTTCTGGGACATGGATGAGGAAGCTATAGATAAGGCAGCCTACGACATAGCAAAAGTTTTACACAAACTAGGCGCACGGATAGACGTAGACTCAGTACCACAAAAAAGAGCTAACCCTAGGTGACACATATGGATACGATGAGTTTGGTATTTATGGGCCTGCTGATCTTGACCACGCTGTTAAATATGGCCGTGATATTTGAGATGATTTATGATATAGTTATGGCACGATATAAGCGAAAGTGCCCGCATATATCCATAGCTCTCAAATTCGGCACTCCAAGGAGCAGGGGATAACATGGCCAGCATTAGCAACATTCAAGAAGTCGACGTAACAGTATCGTTTAAGTTCACCAGTGGCGCAGACGTCCAAGTCCGCAATATCGTATGGAGCGTTTCTGACGCAACCATCATTGATGTTGCCGTAAGCGTAGAAGACGCAGCAAAAGCAGTAGTAGCTTCCAAGGGTCCAGTTGGCGTCGCCAAGGTCCTTGTCCAGGCCGAATACGCTCAAGTCGCCGCTGACGGCGTAGAGACCGTATTCCCGGTAGCTGGCGAAGCCGAGGTCATCGTTACCGAAGCCGGCGTCGTTGTGGCAAACTTTGAATTTGGCGAGCCCAGAAACCGCTGATATACTAACTACTGTAGGCCGATGAGTCCTATTTAGGAGAGACGTTCTCTCCGCTCGCATGTCGGTACTACAAATAGCAAAACCCAGGGCCAAAGCCCTGGGTTTTGTTTATATAGCACTTAGGTTTTATACCAGCAGGTCTTGTATTATTCTTGACTGGGCTTCGCCTTCGGCGCGTACTTTTCTCTATAGTAGTCGGCGTGCTCGTCTGTATAGATCCCTGCTGTGGGCACCCAACTCGGTAGCCACTCGGGACGTATTAAGGTCATTGTTGCAGGGTCAAACCCAGACTCTACCCATTCCTCGTCTCGGGTTAGCGGCATATCGATCTTGTCCGGTTCAGCGTCTATGCGCTCTTTATTAGCTCGGTATACCTGGCTTGGAGAAACCCCAAGAGAGTCCAAGGCCTTAGTTAGATTTGGATACTTTTTCCCCTCTTTATCGATAACATGCCTATCTAGGGAGTAGTCTCCTATGCCTTTAACTGCTGCGCCGCTACCAGCTCCAATTAATGCACCCATAAGAGCACCCTTGAGTTTAGACTGTCCTCGCAATGCATTAATCAAAGTGCCTATACCCGCACCTGCTAAACCGCCACCTCCGGCATAAATACCGTAATTGGCCAGCTGATTGCTACTTGGATTTAGTATAGGGAAATATACGGGAGCCTTGTTGGGGTTATCTACTTGCGGCCTACCGGCCTTCTTAAGCATACGCTGAATATTGTTTGCTACTTTAATCATCTTATTAGTCCTTTATTATTAGCTGACGCTGAATACTGTTTGCTACTTTAATTAGCCCATCAAGCCTTTTCTTACTAGCTGGCGCTGGAAGTCTCTGGCCATCTGAGCCTTTAGTCTAGGGTCGCTGAAGAGCTCGACGTCTCCTAGGTCGGCTCCTACAGGAAGATCTTCCATCAGGTCTTCGATCTCTTTGTTCTTTCTGGTTCGGCTTCCATAGCCATACAGCAATCCGCCTAGGCCTCCAGCTGTACCGCCAATCAAGGCACCTAGAGGAGCACTCTTCTCCAGTAGGGCTCCAGTGCCTGCACCAGCGCCTGCGCCTAGTAGAGCGCCCATGAGTCCAGTTCCTAGCCCGGCCCAGGTTGGACTGGACAGTTGGCTGGAGATTGGATCTGCCTCAGTGGGAAACAGCATTGGGAACATCTGAGCCTTAGCTCTGTCGACTTCAAGCTGCTCTTCTGGCGTAAAGTATCTCTTGCAGCCAAATCCAGGAGTGCACTTGATGGGTACATCTAGGATAGTATCTGAGGCAAAGGTGTTGGCCTCTTTGGTCTTATTGCCCCAGTTGTCAGCTCCAACCTCACGGCACTTGGTTACCGCACCTGAGGCATAGGCCGAGGGCCATACGTCATATCTGGCCTTTACCTTACGAGTGCAGGCATCGTCCTTTTTCTTTTCTTCTTCGGACTTCTTGCCCCAGCTGTCACCTCTGCCCTTTTCCTTGCATGCTCCAGGAGTCGGACGACATGCAGGATAATCTCCTCGCTCCTCGCCAGAAGACCGTCCGCAGGCCTTGTAGCCTCCGGATCCATCCGGTGCATTGCAGTCCACCCAGCCGCCCCTAGAGCCCTTTTCGCCCTTACGACTGAACCAGTCGTGCAGAGACTTCTCCTTGCTGGCCTCACGCTTGGCTTCGGCCTGCTTTAGTAACATTGTTGTAATGTTGTGGCTAATTGAAATCATTTGCTGAGTCCGTTGGCGAAGTTCTGTACGAATTTGTTCCAAGCTCCGTTGTCTTTGTTTACCAAAGGAGCGTTGTTAAGCTCTAGCATCATTTTTGCCAGCCGTCTTTCCACGTATGCCTTTACGTCTTCCTGAAAAGCCAGCTGATCCTGAATCATGATCTGCATAGCTTCCGAGGTATCCGCGTTAGATTCCACGTTTGCTGCGTAGTCACCAGGTCCCATATCGGCAACCTTGGCTAGTACTTGCGGAGGCCGGTATAAACCCTGCTCCTTGCACACTTCTCCAATGTACCTACGGACATCGGAGCCCAGGCGTTCTGGCGTGCTGCTGTCCAGCATGGTCAATTCGGTGATTGCCCAGGCGCATTCATAGACATCGGCAATATCAAACACATCGTAGCTTAGCGGAGTACCGTTAAGCACATTTGCCGTGTTCATGAATGTCGATACGTCCGAGTGAACGAGGTCGGACGTAAGGGAAGTCCAAAGAGACCAAACTTTGTCTGTACTGATAGCTGGAATATCGGATACCCCGAAACCTTCCTCAATTTCTTGGCGGAAGGCTTCTGGGTCCATATCAAAGATTTCCTGGCCGTACGAGTCCAAGACCATAACGAGGAGCGTGGTCCCGACGGTATCACGACTGCGCCAGAGTTGCTCATAGGTTTGCTTAGATGTTACGGATTTTACAGGCATTACTTTTATTTAACTTTACTTAGAAAGTCATTGAGCAAGAGGCTGCCGAGTTGCTGGCGAGCTGGCTCAGGAAATTTGCCTTTCATAAGCGCTGTATCTATAGCGTTAATTGTTGCGTTCAACTTTTGCGAGAAGTCATCATCGCTCATTGTTTCGTAGAAATCGTCAGGAGAGTATGGAAACTTTAGATTGATTTTCTTTCTATTTTTTAGACCATATAATTGCCAAGGACCTTCTCCTTGGTTTGCAGAAGCTTTAATTAAAGCTAGCGCAGTTAAGTTGCTTGCTACTTTAATCATTACTGCATTCCTTGGGTCATGCCCATTTGAGAGTTTGCTGCGTTCTGTTCGTGCTGTTGTCGGGCTTGTCTGGCCTTTACAGCTGCTAATCCGGCCTGAGCATCCAAGGCGTCTAGCTTGGCCTGCTCCTTCTTCTCGTTCATTCTAGCCTCGAACGAAGTATCGTCTTCGCCAGGCATAGGGTTAGTGTCGTCAACTGGCATCTGCTGAGGCATCATCATGCCCATGTTAGCTTCCTTGAACAGTCTGTCCACGAAGTCGTAGGCAGTTTCTGGAATATATCCAGCTGTCTTGATGGCCTGTTCGAAGCGCTTTGCTTCTGGCTTCGGCAAAGTTGGCAGTATCTCGGCAGCTTTGCTGCGGTCCACGTTGAATCCATCGGTCTGGCAGTATGACAGGAAGTCATCGCCGGCGATCTTCAAACCCTTCTCAAGCTGGTGATCGCTGATCTTGGTGAGATCGACAGGCATTCCGGTCGTAAGATGAATTACTGTATCGGCAACGGCTGCTGCCTTGGTGACATTTACTCTAAAGCACGCATCGACAGGATGTTGAATGGCTGAACCCCACTTGGTGTTAAGTCCGTGCTTGACATCCAGAGCCTCTAGCGCGCTAGAGATAAGTTCTCCGCTATGGCAGATATCAAACGGCCGTGCATTGAGATCGTTTGCAATCTTCAGCAGCTCGTCCTCAAGAGAGTCCCAACGCATGGTGGATATGGCGCTGAGCCTGTCGGTAATCGCCGTTGCGATCTTGCAGTTGATGTTTGCGTAGACCTCTGGATTGGCCAGCTTGTCCAAGTAGACCGCTGTTTGATTGGCTAACTTTAAAGTATCTGCCTTGGACAACAGTCTGGCGGCTGCTTGCTTTTGAATTGAAATCGGAAACCGACTTCTGTTCTGATAGAGCCATTCTGCACTGGCAGTAGCGGCTTCTTTGGTGTGATCCGGGCAACGCTCTACTCTGGCTCCACGATACTCAAACGAGATTGCGTACGAAGCCGGAATAGTTTCCAGGTCAAAAGCTTTTTTAATCTGTTCTACGTCGCCAGCTATGCCCCAGATCTGAGCAGCTTTAAGCAACTTTGCTTCAGCTTGTTTACTGGTCGAAGAGCTGCTACACTGATTGCCGTAGAAGTAAAGGGCGGAGCACCAGCAGTTGGCCTTTGTGTTTAAGGCAAACTTCTTGTTGAGGCCGTCAGCAAAAGCGTCGGATGGGATGTCTTGCAGGTTTTCCTTGGAGAGTACACTTGCCGACTTTACGTACTCTGGCATTGGTACCTGCTTGATGAAGGCATTATAGTACTTTTTAGAGACGTCATCAGTTATGTCAATCCAGCGACTCATAGATGGTGTTCCTTCGGAAGAGTTCTACTCGACCTTCCATTATACAAAAATCTTGAAACTTCTGGGCTACGACGGGCCTGCTAAGGCAGGTGCTTATGTTCGATGTCCTAAGTGCAAAACAGCAAGTATGCTAGTTTCCAGCCTGTTACCGTTTGAGGGTTGGATGTACTGCGACAAGTGCAAACTAGCATGCGAAGGTTTGCAACTATACGGCCAAGCGTACAAAATCTCAAACCCAGAAGAGTTAATAGACGCTGTTGCAAAGGATCTCAAAGTAAAGTCTGTAAATGTAGAGGATAAAATAGCATACTCCACCTTCTACAATAAACAGTATTTACAGCTTCAAAAGACTTGGCAGGTGGCTAAAGCCGCCATGCACCCAGTAGCAAACAGACTTGCTAGTGGAAGATTAAACGAATTAAACCTATGGCTAGGTCAAGAAGTCTTTAACAGAGGCTTGGCTGCCTGGTTTGGATTTGGATTTAAACACGAATTAGAGGAGCTGCTTCAATCCAGCATTCCCGGAATTGGAAAATCGCCAGACGGTCTTTTGGTAATTCCATTTTATATAAAGCCTGGTTTTATTAGCGGGTTTGGATTTATTGGAAATAAAGACCATATGTCCTATCTAAACTTGTTAGAAGGGCACGGAGGAGGATTCTGTGGGCTTAACGAATGCCATAAGCATGAGTCTGAGTCCGTGCATGTGTTGACTCATCCGCTACAGGCAGCCAGAATAGTTCAAAAATGCGCAGTAGAAAGGTATAACAAACTTTCAATAGTGGCCAAGACTCCCATTGGAGAGCTGGAGCCACTGCTGCTCAACAAGCCAACTGTTATGTGGGTTGACGACCCGGACTCCAGTTTCATGAAGACTTGCATCAAGGCAAGAAACTTCAAGGTGATGATAGATGACACTCCGTACATCTGGAAACCGGCAGAAAAGGTATCCAAGATGTGGGAGGGCAGCTTTATGCCGTCGGTTCACGCACAGATCAAGGACAACAATCTGCTGGACCCTTTAGATTTCTTGGTTACCGAGCTGCTCACAATGGGTTCAGCCAATGCAAGAAACGTCATTGATGGTCTGGAATTGACCGAGTTTCAAAAGAATCTAATCTTGGCTTCCTGTACGGATGAGGTCAGAGCCGAACTAGCTCCACTACTTAATCACATATTGGAATCTCAGCCATTAGTCTTAGACAAGAAGATCTTCTTTGAGAGAGACGGAAAGCTTTGGATCCAGGGATCTCGGGAAGTCGTCGACGAGATTGTATGTAATGCAATTGTGCGCATTTCTCACATCTGCAGAATAAAGCAGGGAGGTGCGGCTGCCATATTTGGAAAGTTGTTATTTGAAGGCAAGGAAATATCGTTTCAGATATCAGAAGACGACATAGAGGAGCAGCCCGGTAAGGTATTGGCCTACATAGCTGCCTCGGCAGGATTGTCTAAGCAGCCATTTGTAGCCGACTCGATATCTAAAAAATACCTCGACATCATAATGAGGCTGAGTTCTCCAGAGGTCCACTCCTCGCAGAACTATGTAGGCTTTGACGCCGACACTGGCAGATTTAACCTACCACGGGTATCTATAGACACCGACCAGATTAGAGTAGGTGTGCCTTTTGTAATGAGTGAGGTCGAGCCCCCATGCTCCAACGTAGTGGTTGAAGCTGGTCTGACGGTCAAGAAGATATCTAATATATTTGAGCACGGTCCGGAGACGGTAGCCTATCTAGGGGCTATGGCGAGCCTAGTGGCAGGAATAAACAACCTCGTAGATCAGAAGCCAAGGACAAACCTGATGCTGGTGGGCAACAAGGGCTCCTTGGCGGAATACATCTTCGACATACTTAGAATAGATTTAGGTCTAGAGCATATAACTCTATCGTCAAGAGACGACGTGGAAATGGCTCAGGCTGTTGCGGAAATGCACCAGGTACCTGTAGCCATCGACGGCATTCGATCTAGAGCCAAGCTGTTGGCTGAGTGGGCCGAAGGGGCCAAGAACAGCATAGTGCTGGCCAATTCGACAGTAGCGTCGGCTATGGCTGCAGACAAGGACTGGGAGTTCCTGAGGGCTGATATAGAGTTTACGGAGGAGACCCGGGCATTAATCAATAGCGAGAACGTATTTCCGTTCTTTATGCAGTACGCTTTGACCGTAAGGCCCACGTCATCCCACTCCATGCTGGACAGTTTGAAGTATCTAGCAAAGAGCCTTGATTTGAACCCCGGAGTATTGGACTCCGCCAAGGTAATGCTGTCGGCTAAAGGTTACATAAACACCAAGTCCTCTGGAGTCCAGCTTATAAACTTCATTCAAGAAGGCGTAGAGCAGGGCATGTTCAAGATGTTTACGGGAGACTCTGCCAAGAAGAGATACGTGGTTTTAAAGAACCCAATGGAGGACACGGTCTCCATAGACCTAACTAACCTCCTGGGCCAGATGCGCTTCTACAATCTACCTGTAGTTACCTGGGAGTCTGCAGTAGGTCACTTAAAGAGCCTAGGTGCCATAGAGGCCCACAAGGAAGACCATCTATTACTGGTGTTTCCAAAGCCTCTTTGGAATAGTCTGGTAGCTGCCATCAAGAGAATGCGCAGTCTAAGACGAGCAGCCTTAACCAGCTTAATAGAGCTGCACTGAATGTGTTAATATAATTTAGTGCTGATTCGCTCTTTAGCGGCTAAATCGCCTCGGTAAAATAGCCGCCAAATCGAGTTAACATAATTTGATGGTTCTTCGCCATCACTCCTGGCACAAAGCCACCCATAATCTTAAGCAAATCTTATTCAACAATAAGCAGCTTAGGGTTATGGGTGCAATAAAGTTTGAACCTATAGCAAAACTTTCGACTTAGCTATTAATCAAATTCGTGCCCGCCGTAATACGTGTTGGGACTACCCATGCTTACGTGCTCGTCTCCGTCCAGGACTTCGTCCAACAGGTTTGGAATCAGTTCTGGATATCTTCTCCATAGGGATATGACGGCAAAAGCCACGGCATGCAGGAAGTCATCCGGCATTCCTGGATTACGACGAATGAATCTCCGCTCGGTTCCGAACATACTTTCGCTGCTTTCTTCGTAAACAGCCAAGAAGTGATTCATTATGTTCTCTCCAGCCGAATCTACCAGGCTGTCGTACTGAGGAAACCGAATGTTCTTGTTCTTGATTGCAAGACATACGGCCGCAATGACCTTGCTTTTGTCCAGGTTGTAGTAGCTGGTAGGATTGATATCAGTCGGAGGAACAAACTGCAGCAGAGACTTGATACTGCCACTTGCCGCATAACGGCAATTGATCAGCCGAGAGTCAGGCACTCCTACGCTGCGCATGATGCTGAGTCTTACTTCGCCTGCGACGGCAACGTCGTGTGCGATGGCGCTGCAATTAAATGCATTTGCGATGTCGATGACTTCCTTGGTTTCCAGGACAGAATCGGTCATGGCCTGAAACACGTGCCCGAAAATAATGTCAATCTTGTCCTCGACGGGCAGATAGCAAGCCACGGCGGCTGCAGTCATCGACTGAAACCGACTACCTTTTCCACCCCAGTCAACTCCAAGAACTCTATCTGCGTATTTGTGCGCATTTACGCTATTGTCTTTGGAGTTAGGGGCCAGTACGCACACCTGCTTTAGCTCAGTCTGACTAACCAGCCTTTGTCCTTCGTCGCAAGCCTCACCCAAGACTTCGTTTATGAACGTGGCTGGGCTGGTCAACTCTCTCTTAAGGACCAAGGAACGCCAGTTCTTGGGATTGGCATAGTGTACGGGAGCGATTACCTGAGGAACATGGTAGCTAGGAAAGGTAGCCGACTTCTCCTTGTACTTGTGGACCCAGAAGCCCTTCTCCGGCTCTAAAGGCCTATGGCATTTGGCGCAGCAGAACCCCTCAGGTCTAATCATGTCAAGAACTCCAAGCCCAGGTCCAGAACCTTCAACGGTAGGAATGTTCCAGTGATTGCAGGTTTCGCAACGCATGAACCATTCTGCCTGGCTGGACTGAAGCCGAAGCTGTTCAATAACGTTGTCGATGGTCTTGCTGGTGCCTGCATACATTTCCGATCTTTTTTCGGATGCAGACATACACTCTCTGACGATATCCAGGAATTCCGGATTGAGATCCTGAATCTCGTCCATTCTTATTCCGTCCACGGCAAGACCACGGATTCTGTCCACCGACAACTTGGCGAACGAGAACCACAACTCCGACCCGTTCTTGAAGGTCTTCTGCATGACGGAATCGACGCAGTTCTTGTCCATCAGTTGGTCCTTGATGTAGGACTCGTGGACAAACTGCCGTATGTACTGGTGACTAAATCTTCTAATCTGCTCGAATTGCGGAGCCATGTACAGAACTTTAAACCTGTTGATGGCTGCTGCTTGCAACACACCTTGGGCGGCAATGTGTGTGGACTTGCCGACCTGTCTGGCACATACCAGTAAAGTACGATCAGGAAGATTCGGATAGAAGAGAGGCTCAAAGAACTTGTGCTTTACCAGAGTGAACGGCCGACCGTTCAATCGCAGCATTGAAGTCAGTCGAATTGGCGAGGAGTTGTTGAGATCCAGATAGAACTTGAGGAACTTTGAAAATTCGTTTATATCAAGTCTACTGTTGAGCTCGGCCAACTTCTCCGGCGCCATCGAGAAGATCTTGTCGTCTATGTCGTCGACTTCACAAATCGATTTCATGTTCTGGGCCATGTCGACTACCCATCGAGGCGCAAGAGCCTTGAGGTCTACTTTGGCCTTTTCTTCGCTAATCTTATTGGAGTCGTTCATGCAAAATGCTCAAAAACCCGAGGACGTCATTCTCAGGATTGTGCGGGAATTCATAATTGCAGCATATACTCTTTTCATATTGCTGGCAACTGGATTCATCGTGGTAGGTAAATTCACATTTGATGTCTTGTATCGCATAGTGGAGCAGTACAAGCATAGACAGCAAGAAAAGAAGTATGTAGAATGTGCCCCTCCAAAACAAGGTAACCAATGACAAACAGAATCAGATCAGAATCTCCCGACGAGTTCCTAAAGAATGCCGGACTCACTGGCTACGATCCAACCCTTACTCCTAAAGAGACTACGCCTACAATCGACAAACTGAAGATCAAGTCTTTAAACCAGCCTAAGGACGGAACAGAATCCAAAGACTGCAAAGATTGTGAGTAAGGAACCGCATTGTTCGCCCTCATTTGCATAATTTTCCTAGTCTTCTTCTTCATCAATCCCTGCCTCACTTTGTCAATTGCCTTGTTGGCTTTAATCGGCTACGGCATACTTAAAAAATGATCGACTGGACTCTAACTGTAATCTTGTCTTCCGTGGTACTCGGATCCATGTCCTACATGGCCGTATGGGGAATGCACAATTTTGAAATCACCGTTGACACCATTATGGCATGGGCAGATAGGCAGGAATCTTTCCTGCAGAAGATGATATCCTGCCCGATCTGCTTTGGTGTTCAGATGACTCTGGCCTTGACGTCTATGCACTGCTTGGTATTCGGACTTGGATTGTGGAGCTGGGTATCTATATCCTTGCTTGGCAGCTTGACAGCCCTGTTGATGACTCGGCTGGATCCGCTTACTGACCGTAAATAAGCAAACTTAAATCGTAGCCGTATCCGGAATGTCCGGAGGCTGTTTACTTCAAATGTCGAGATAACACGAATGCCAAAACCAATACTTGCATTTTGTGCCGACCTGCAGGCTAGGGAGTCTGCGTATAGATCGGTAAAGGAATTGCGAGGCGACGACCTATATGCATTGGCTCAGGTCGTAGACAAGTGCCTGGAGCTGAATGTTCCACTGATTCTCGGCGGCGACCAGGTCGATACACCGACCATTGGCGACGAGCATACCGTGGAGCTGCGGAAGATACTGACTAGGCTACCGGTTCAAAGCAGCTGGTACGTGGACGGCAATCACGAACGGGGATTCAAGCGACTATGTCTCGAGGGCGGGAGCGCAGCCGTTTCCAACAACCTTGAGCAGGCTCAGCAGATCAAGCTTGGCAACTATACGGTAGCCGGCTACAACTGGCGAACTAGGCGGCAATGGGAGGCCTATCTGGAGTCCAACACTCTGGTCGATGCCGATATCCTGGTGCTGCACGGTTTTGCATCGCAAGTCGTTCCTGCACTTGGACTTCCGCCAGACGAGGCACCTTTGTGCGACATGGACCTAAACTGGTTTGACGGAAAGTACCGCTTGGTCCTCATGGGCGACATTCACATGGAATGGGAGTGGCGAGGATCCAAGGGCACTCGCTTCTTGTACTCCGGCTCTATGTGGATGCACCGCCTTGGCGAACCTGAGAACAAGTCGTTCCTGGTGGTTTACGACGATCTCAGCATCGAGAAGGTGCCGCTGCGATGCCGGCCATTTCTTAGGACTGATGTTAAGAATGCAGAAGACCTGAAAAGAATTCAAACGTGGCTTGACAACGCAGTCAAGGCCCCATACGTTTCGGACATGCAGCAGTACATGGGCAACAAGCTACCCAGACTGCATGCGACAATACCTTCTGACGTGCTTGCCGAGCTCAGCGTTGGGCTAGACGCATTCAGAGAAAAGGCATTTGTATTCGAGAAGGTGGACACATCTCACGATAGGGATCTATCCGAGATAAAGGGATCCCTGGACGAAAAGGTAGATTTGAGTACCGCACTCGGTAAGCTCGTAGATGAGCAGAATCCGACAGATCAGGAGGCGGCGGAATTCGTAAAGCAGGCAATGGAGCTTGGCTTCGACGTCGCCATGGATAACTTGAAGAAAAAGGTAGGAATCTAATGCCAGCAAAGACTAAAACCAAAAGACCAGTAAAGAACTCTACTGTTGCAGTAAAGTCTCGGTCAAAGACTCCGGTCAAGACCAAGCCTCAGTCGACCAACTCTCTTAAGGGTAAGAGCAAGAGCGAAATTCGCGTAATGATCGCAAAGGACGTGCTTGCTCAACTTAAGTCCAAGTCCTACTGCGCCATGCAGGGATGCTGGGTGGAGGACAAGAAGCTGGGCGGCTTTGACGACTACTGCACCGTGCAGTTTGAGAAAGACGAGAATGTCAAGGCTGTTTCAGCAAGCGAATACGTAGGCAAGTTGAAAGCCTGCAAGGTCTGCGCTCTTGGCAGTATCTTTGTGTCCCAGGTACGAATCGGAGACGACTTCAAGCTGTCTGACGTGCAGAATGCGTATGACGTATTTGAATGGCTGGAAAACAGTCCTCTTAAGCGCTACTTCTCGGTGAATCAGTTGGAGCTGCTCGAAGCGTGCTTTGAAGGACACCATGGAATGTACGGAGACAGCATGGATGGCGTCAACGAATTGGTATCCGCCTCCTACGAATCTCAGTTTCCTCAAGACAAGGACCGACTGACTGCAATAATGAAAAACATCGTGCGTAACAACGGAAAGTTCATTCCCGAACAGGATTTGACTCTAGAAGGCGTTTTGAAAGCCGCTAACATCGACTATTGAGGAGTTTCACATGAGCCTTATTGACCGCATTCTCAACGGCGATTTTGACGACGAACAGGACAGCGTTCCATCCGTGAAGACCAGCAGTATGCGTGGATCCGAAGGCACCAAGCCTCGTCACACAGACCCGACTGACGAACCGTTGGAGGACGAAGAGGACGACATGACCGAAGAAGAATTTGAGGACATTCCTTCCGAGGAGGTTGACGACGAGGGTCCTGATGTTATTATGGAGGCCAACTCCGACATCCCCTCAGACGAATGGATGAAGGAGTACGCAGCAGAAAACGGATTGGATATCGAAGAACCTGAGCCGGCATTGGCTGCGCCGACTCAGTATGTGGAAAAACCCAAGCAGTCCAAGGTTAGAGAAATCAACAAGAACAAGAACATGACTACTGAAAACACCAACAACACCGCAGAGAGCACTCCCAAGCAGTCGACCACCAAGACCTCCACGGAGGCCAAGAAGCGCGGCGCTCCGTACAAGCTCACCGAGCACGCTGAAGAGGTTTGCCGGCTCTACAACGAGGGCGTCGGAGCAAAGACGATCGCAGAGAAGTTCGGCGTTTCGGTCAGCTGCGTCATCAACACGCTGAAGCGCAACAACATCTCCATCCGTCCGAAGGGCCGTCGCAAGACCAACGACTGAGATTTAAAACATGAAGCTGCTCTCCCTGAAGGGCAGGAACATCGGTCTCCTCAAGGGAGACTTCGAGTTTGAGTTCGACGACGCACTGACGGTCATCACTGGACCGATCGGCTGCGGCAAGTCAACCATACTCACGATGATCCGAGCGTCCCTCACCAACTCGTTTCCAGGGAACGCAGGTAGCTGGGCCTCCTGGGGTACACCACCCCAGGAGGCCTGTTACTTTATTGCGTCCTGGCGCATCGGAAACAAGGTTCTGCATATTGCAAAGGCGGTCTCTGGCGAGAAGAAGTTCGGCACTCTGAACATTCCTAGACTTAGAATCGAGCACGATGACGGAAAGGTCGAGGAGGTCTTTGCCTCCAAGGAAGCTCTGGAAAAGACTCATGCGCTGATTCCAGTTCCAGCCAGCATTATCGACGGCCACCTGATCGTGGACCAGGATTCCATCACGGCTCCTGTGTCGTCCACTCCTGCGAAGTTTAAGGAAATTATTCATACTCTCACCCGTACCAATGAGCTTGAGACGCTCAGAGGCCAGGTGCGAGATGTGATGATGTCTGTCACGGTTCCGGATGTACAGGGCCCTTTGCTGGAGGCCAAGACAGAACTGAACCTGATGCAAGGCGAGGCAAATCGCATCGAGTCCGAACTGACAGAGTTGGCTCGTCAATACAACTCTATGCAGCTGCAGGAGGTGTCTGCCCGCTTGGATATCCTGGACAAGATCAAGAAGAATGACGATAAGCGAACGCAGCTGGAGGCCAACCGGACTACGGCAATGTCTGCTTATTCGCAGTTGCAGCAGCAGCTGAAAGTCCAGGAGACTGCAATAGGACAACTTCAGGTAGAGCGTGCTGCGAAGGCTGCAGAGGCAGAAGAAGCCAAGAAAGCTTTGTACTCTGCAGATATGTTGCTTACTGCCAACAAGCGCAAGGAGGCGCTGTTGGACAGTGCGGTCAATCTTGCCGCAAAGCTGCAGGAATGCATGGCTAGCCAGCCGGCGCAACCTGCAGATGAGAGGCCTCAGCTTGGCGCCGACACTTGGCTGCTTGATCGCATTTCCGAACTTAAGCAGGAACTGATGCTGATGCAGAAGCGCCTGGAATTGATCGAAAAGGGTCAATGTCCAGAATGCGGCACCAGCACTGCGGTCTGTGCTCACGACCTTGAGCAGATCAAGGAAGCGATTGCACAAAAGACGGCTGAGGTAAACTTGGCCGTGCAGACTCTTGCCGAGGTACGCAGAATAGAAAAAGAATGGCAGGGCTACGAGAAGGCTGTGCAGGAAGCAACGCAGTGCGCTGAGACTACTATGGCTAAGGCCATGGAGGTCGACCAGGAGCTGCAGACAATGCAGGATCTGCCGAAGATGACTCCCGAAATCAAGGCTGCTCTAAGCAGAGTGGCTAGCAATTTCGACATGCTGGAGCGTAGTGTCAGTTCTGCAGAAAACAGCATAAGCGCCGTCAAGGGCCACATTCAGTCTCAGATTGACATGATGTCCTTGATCGACACTCAACTTGCAGACATACCTCCTGCTAGGTTTGATGCAAATGAGTACGCCAGTCTGGAAAAGCGAAATCAGGACGGCTTGGCCATAAAGCAGAAAGCAGCAAAGCTAGAGGGTAGCCAGGAATCTACCTTGCAGGGTCTCGATAGGGCAAAAGCGAAGGTTGACGCACAGGAAAAGCGAGCAGCCTCGGTCAAGCCAATAGAAGACTTTAGGAGGATTCTGGACAAGGTCAACACCATTCTGATGAAGGATGGCTTGCCTCGTCTGCTGTCATTGCAGTACATGCAGAAGCTCAATGAGCGTCTGGCGTTCTATTTGCGTACGATCAATGCCGACTTCTCGGCCTTTATCGACGAGAACCTGGAGTTCATGGCTCGAAAGTCCGACGGCCTGGTTCACCACGCCAAGAGACTTTCTGGCGGTCAGAAGCAGCAGGCTAGTGTCTGCTATCTCCTGGCCGTGAATGATGTGTTTGCCAGCACTCTCGGAGTATTGGCCCTGGACGAGCCTTCAGGCGCGATGCAGGAATCCAACTCCCGAGATCTGGCTGAGGCGTTCAACTATCTGGCCAAGATGGGCCAGCAGACCGGACGCCAGTTCATTGTAATCACTCACAGCAACGCTCTTGCGGCACTAGGCTGCAAGAACATCTCCTTGGAAGGTCACGAGTAATGCCTACCATTGCCCATGTCACTCTTTCGGCTGATTGCGTCGAGGCGATCAAGCTCATCACGAAGGTCGATTTTCAGAACACGCAGTGCGTTCCGTCGGCCCAAGCCTACACTCTGGCGAAGAAGATTAGGAACTTCTTGACTGTTCGCAACCGGGACGAGTACACTAAGTTCATGAGCTACTACAATCTGGAGGAGCTCATCGAAAGTAACGCTTTGCTGACCCAAATCGCAGATGAGTTTGCGGATGCCCATCAGCATGACTGCGGCGTAGTCGTAATTCTTCAATAGAGGTGAAGTATGGCCAACAATAAAAAGGTAGTTTTGCAGCGAATTATGCGGTTTATCCGCACTCCGGACGGCCCACACCTGGACGTACTGCAGAAGGAGTTTCGGTATCTGCACAGAAGCCAGGTTCGTGAACCCGGTCGTGCCCCCAGGATTGTCAGCACTCCCGTGGATCTGTATGCCATGCAGGATGGCTGGATGTACTTTCCGTGTGGATTACAGGAGCGCTGCCTACAAGTGTTGGCTAGAGCTGGGTTTACGCCGGAGTACTCCGACCTAAGACCTGGCAAGCTTCCCGTTCCGGATGCCTCTAAGCTGGTCGGGCTTCGGCCCGGCCAGCTGGAGGTAATCCAGGAAATCGTGAGAGCGGACTTCGGCATAGTGGACGCCCTGACAGGTTTCGGCAAGGGCGTGGTGATCGAGAAGGTCATCGAGCTGTACCCAAGGCAAAAGCATGCCGTCATTACCAAGTCGAAGAGCGTCTGCAATCAGCTGTACGATCGACTCAAGAAGGTGTTTCCAAAGGCAGGAGTCTGGAACTCCGATAAGCATTTGGAAGGAAATCCGTTGGTATCAACCAGTGGATCTCTAGGTAGCCTTCCTCTGGAGACCTTCGAGGTAGTTCAGTTGGACGAGGTGCACGAACTGCTGACTCCTTCGTTTCTGGAGTACTATCCGTTATTCAGCGGATGCAAGCTAATCTCCTACTCTGCGTCTCCCGACCAGCGCATGGACAATTCCGCATTGGCCATGGAGGCATACTTCGGAAACAAGATTTCCAAGGTCGACTACCAGGAAGGAGTCGAACTAGGTTTGGTTGTTCCCATTGAAGTATGGAAAGTAAACTGGGGTTGCCAGCCGGTCGACGTACTCAGAAGCTTCAAAAATGACGTGAAGCGTGCTCGCTTAGGCTACTGGGCTAACCTGGCTCGCAACAACGCGATAGCCAGAGTGGTCTATGAGGAGATCCCTGCACGGGTGTCCGAGCAGGATCCCCAGATTCTAATTCTGGTAGACAAGATCGAACATGCCCTGGAACTGAAGAAGTACCTGCCGGATTTTACTTGTGTCTATGGCGAGATGGATGACGCTACGGCACAGGCATTCAAGAAGGCTAAGTTACTTGATGGCGATCCAATCACCAGAAAGCAGGCAGATGAGATTCGCAGTAAGTTCTCTGCAGGAACCTTGAAGAGAGCGATTGCTACAGGTATATGGAGCACTGGAGTGGACTTCCCCAGTCTGTCGGTCATCATTCGTGCCGATGGAGGAGCAAGCGCCATCAAGGACATTCAGATGCCTGGAAGAGTCTGCCGAATAGCGACAGGCAAGAGCAAGGGCATTCTGGTTGACTTTGCAGACAACTACGATGTTTGGACGGCTAGACGGTCCAAGACTCGGTTTGAAAGCTACGAGGCCAAGCAATGGGATATACTCCCAGTGAATTTGAAGCAATAGCTAAAAAGCTAAAGCATTACTACGGCCTCACTAAAAAATCAATTACTGGATCTGAAAAGGACTACCAAGTGGCAGTCCACAGCACCAACAAAACATACAACAGCCGATGGATGGACATAGCCCGATGGGCACTTATAAACGATGTCGATCCAAGAGCTTACGTAGATTGGTGCTTTCAGAAAGAATTTCCCGGCTATCCGATGCCGTCAAAGTTTGCATCTGTCGGCTTTCAGCGTGAATACCTGAATGCCGGAAAGCCAGATCCAGAGTATTCAAAATTGAAGTTGAAGTACGAGTTGATGGTCAAGAGACTAGAAAGACTATGCGAGACTGCTGATCTCGTAGAGTGTCTAGTAGATCCCTTGAATACATTTGATCCGTTCTTCATGTACGTGATTGCAAGAAAGGTGGAGCGCCATCATGAGCTTCCTCAAGATATACTGCTCAAGGCAAAGCACCAAGTGCACTGCATGCCAGTATATGCTGAAAAGTTCAAGGAGATCGTTCCCGAGGAGCTGTTCATTCCATGGACCTGAGTCACGCTAACAACAAGTGGCTTGTCCTGGGCATGCTCAGGTCAAGCGAAGTAATGGGAATGATCGTCCAGCGCCTGAAGTTGGAGGACTTTCGCGACAACGAGACTCCGTTGCGCGTAGCCTTCATCATTGGCAGCAGATGGCACGCCACCAGCAAGACCCCCGTTCCTTACGAAGTCGCAGTCAGCGCGTTCATGGACGAGCTGGTTCCGAACAGGGTGCTGAACGATGCCGAGGCATTGCATTTTGGAGATATCCTGCACTGGGCCTACAACTCAGTGGCGGAATTCGACGAGCACAAAGCCTATGTGCTGGAATTCCTGCATAAGTTTCTGATTGACCGCAAGGTCCGTCCCGCTGCTTTTGGCATTGATCGTGCCGAGGACATCGTGGACAAGGTGCAGGAACTGACCAGGACTATTGCCAGCACTTCCATCAGCCGGGCCAAGTTCATAGATCCATTCATGAGCGCAACTCCCATGCTCTCCAATGCAGTACGGAGACCTTGGGGTGTAGACTGGGTCGATATTGTGACTAGCGGAGGTGCAACCACCGGAGAGACGACTTTGTTCCTGGCTCCATCCGGTGGCGGCAAGACCCTGACCAACATTCAGCTGGCCACGACTGCGGCCTTGAACGGAGAGGACTCATTGATCCTCACCTACGAGCAAAATGCGGAAGGCATCACCAACCGTATCTACGCATTTGCCATGGGAATACCGATCTCCTCATTTGTGGGACTTAGCAAAGAGGGATTCGAGGCCAACAAAGGACTGAAGGCCAAGTATGACAAGGTGCGGGAGAGGCTTGCTGGAAGGCTGATGATCGTTGACATGCTCGAAGCCGCACAGAACAACGGTGGCGGCGGCGGTGGCGCTAACGAGGTCGAGCTGATCGTCAAGCAGGCACGAGATTCCGGAAAGGAACCACGGTATGTAGGCATCGACTGGCTCGGGCCGATGGCAAACAACTATATGGCTGTACGGGGAATAAACACCTCAGAGCAGACCAAGATCATGAATCAGATGGCCGACGACTTGCGCAAGGTCGGCAGCAATCTGAAAGTGAACATATTTGTGTACCATCAGCTGGGCACCACGGCTTCGGCCAGTGGCCCCCAGCGAAAGCCCGAAGCCACCGATGCCTACATGTGCCGCACTCTGCACCACTACATGGATACGGTGATCTGCGTAGGCAATCGCGACAAGGAAAGCAACATGGCCTGGGTCAATGCTCCAAAGGTTCGCAATGGTGCCCCCTTCATGGATTCTCTAATCCAGATGGACGGCGCTTTGTCCCGTTGGAAGCTGGTGGACAAGTCGGAAGTGAACACCGAGACCATGAAGCTGTACAACCAGAAGTCTGGAGCTCAGTCGGAAGAAGAGGACGCACCCTCCACCGGGAAGCGTCGTCGTGATCCGCTGGCCTTCAACGAAACCGTGAGGTCTCATCTGGGATGAAGTACATAAACGATATCCTTGTAAAGGCTCTGAAGAAAAAGTTTGGAAAAGTGCAGGTCACCAACGCGGGAGTCGAAGCCAAATACCATGTCGTAGAGGACAAGATTGCGGCATGGGCTTCTGCAAGAAGCGGCAATCCGGAAGCAAGCTCCAAGAGAATCAATCTCATAAACTGGGGCGAAACCTATTCGGTAAATTGTCCTCGCTGTAACGACAAGAGATCTCGGCTGTACATCAGTCATCTATGGGGCACCTATTGCGAGCAAGCGGGTAGAAAGCTGTTCTCTTGCGTAAAGTGCCATAACGAAAGCTGCTACTGGGGAGATCTGTGGAACGTGCTTTACGGCGCTGACTACGATCCGACAACGACGCAAAAGTCAGAGGACCTAAAGACGGGCATGGATGCCGAGGTCCGAAGAATGGAGTTGCCTGGGGCAGTAGAAGATCTAATTCCGATAAACCAGCTTAGCGATGACCATCCGGTCATACAGTATCTGGTGTCTCGTAACTTTGCCGACATAGACATGTTGGCCAATGAATATCAGTTCTGCTATTGCAGCAAGAGCCCATGGCATAAAAGATTCACGGACTCTGCAGGCAATTGGCACACGGTGACTCCTGAGCACAGATTGATAATTCCAAACGTACAGCAAGGCGTATGGAATGGCTGGCTTGCCAGATATATAGGAGACATTCCCAAGGATCCCAATACCGGCAAGGCAGTCATTCAAAAGTATTTGAATGCTCCCGGCTACTCGTTTGGCTCCACGCTGTACAGGCTGGAGGCTGCGCAAAAATTCACAGACGGAAAGTTTTGCATTGTTTGTGAAGGGGCCCTATCTGCCATTGCCTGTGGATTTGCAGGAGTCTGCACCTTTGGCATGTATCCAAGGCCAATGCAGCAGGAGATGCTGGCAGAATCGTTCAAGGATGGACAAATAGTCTTCATGGTCGAGCACGAAGCAGCAGTTAATGGCAAGATTTTTGACATAATTGCGTCTTTGAATCAAAAGATTGCAAAAGGATGTCTTGCAATAGAACTGCCGAAGGGCCAGGATCCAGCCAACATGACGACTTCGGAACTCATGGAAGCTGTGCTTAACAAGCAAAGAGAAAACTCAAGGTAAGGCAATGGAACAATCAAATTCAAATACTACGACTGTCAACACTCCTCCCGAAACCAAGCCGTTGAAGATGTGGAAGGTGTTGGTCCACAACGATGACGTAAACACGTACATACACGTAATCAAATGTCTAATGCAGATTCTCAGAATGGACCCTCACATGGCTCTAGTAAAGACCACAGAGGTAGACAAAAATGGTTTTTCTATCGTCGAAGTAACGCACAAAGAACGGGCGGAACTGCTAAAAGATCAGCTAGTGTCCTTAAGCCTCACCTGCACCATCGAGCCGGACTAAAAATGACAATACAAACAACTGTGGAAGAGAACGTACAGAAGTACGGCTCTATGGCCGTGGCCAGAGCCTTGCAATACAGTCAGACAATCGAGCACTCCTTTCAAGAGATGCTCATGAGTAGAAGCAGGATCTGCCTGAACGTAAATGGAATCAGCTCTCCTATTCAGCTGCTGCCTGGCATTCACCTCAAGTCTGTGTTCAATACTACTGCTCCTCAGGGCAAGACAAATGCGCATTTGCTGCCAACTCCTGAGCTGGGTCCTGCTCCTTGCAGAATAATGCTGGTAGGTTGCTGGCCAAACTCTCGTGAGAACGACAACTCTCGGCTGTACTGCGGAGAGTGGGTTTCCGAATTCGAGGATCTGGTCGCTAAGACAGGATTTCCAGTATCTGCTTGCTACTACACCACTTACGTCAAACACTATGTGGACGGCAAAAAGACGGCGATCCCAAAAGATCTGGTCGAGGACTACTCCGCTGCGTTCAAGAAGGAGCTTGAGCTGGCCAAGCCAGAACTTGTAATCCTGCTGGGTGCAAAAGTGCTGAAGGCCGTCCTGGGCGCTAGAGCTACGGTTGAGAAGTACAAGAACCGTACGATGTCGGCAGAGGAAAGTCCGTTGGGCATAAAGACGGCCATCATGACTGACTTCTCCGCCATTATCCACATGCCTGAAGTACGTGCAGCAATAGCCCTGGACATGACTCGGATAGCCAACGAACTGGCTAGCGGACAGGTAACCGTAAAGGACGACACTCATATCTCCTACACCTGCGTGTACTCGCTGGACCAGTTGCAGCAACACCTGCAGACAATTGAGCAGGAGTACTCAGGCTGGGTTTCCGTGGACTGCGAATGGGGCGGCGGAAACCACCTCAGCGGCGAACTGCGGTGCATTCAGTTCAGCTGGGCTCCAGGCAAGGCGCTGGTAGCGGTATTCAATCACGCCAACATGCAGCCCAGTCCTCTTGGCCAGAACAAGCAGCAGGCCTGGAGTCTGATAAAGCAATTTGTGGAAAACGGCAAGACAAAGCTAATAGGCCACTTCATACGAGCCGACTTGCCGTGGCTTCAGCACAACGGAGTAAACGTCACCCTACCTGCACTCACAGGCTGGGATACTGCCTTGGCTGGGCACTTGCTGGACGAGAACTGGGCACAGGGTCTGGAGGTATACACAGCCAGGCACACTCAGATGGGCAGGTATGAACTTGCCTTGAATGCCTGGATCAAGGAAAGCAAGTACGACGTCGACGAGCACGGCTACGGAGGAATTCCGGACGACGTGCTGTTTCCGTATGCTGCTCAGGACGCAGATGCCACTTTCCGCATATTCCTGATTCAATATGCAGAAATGATGCGCCATGAGAACGAGAGAGTGCGGACGCTGTTCGAGACCGTGGTCATGCCTGCCACTCTGCCGATTCTTGAGATCGAGACTACTGGCATGAACGTTGACAGAGACCGGTTGGAGCTGCTTTCTCACAAGTACACTGCTAAGCGCACTGAACTTACGGAAAAGCTCCGAGGTCTGCTCAACTGGCCGGATTTCAATCCCGATTCTCCGGTGCAGAAGGCAGCGGCTTTGTTCGGCTGGGTAAAGCAAGGCAGCAAGCCCAGCTTTCCACCAACTGCCACTCTATGTAGGTTTGAGCCCATCAAGGCTACAAATGACGCAAAGTGGTCCAAGCTTCTGGAAAAGCCGGAAAAACTGGCGTCGTATACTCCGTCTACAGATCGTTCTGTTCTTACCAGCTTGCTGCTAATTCATAAAGATAACGAGCTGGTTAACACCATGCTGCTGTACACTGCGGTAGCTCAGACCGTGAAGACATTCACGGGAGAGTTCGTGGAGCTGCCCGATGGCGGTCACTCGGTGGATGGCGGTATTCTGCCTAAGCTGTGGTGTGATGGCCGAGTCCATACTCGCATTAGGCAGACCGTCGAGACTGGGCGTTACGGACACTCGGATCCCAACATGGCTCAGCTGCCAAAGACCGCGGAGGACCTTGTTAGCAAGGCCTTCAAGGACAAGCAGCAGCAGATACCTTCAATCCGTTCCTGCTTCAGAGCGGATCCTGGTTGGGCCTTGCTGGATTGCGACTGGGTGCAGGCCGAGCTTTTCGTCATGGCGTGGCTCTCCGGAGACACCAACATGCAGCAGAAGCTTAGCGATCCCGGATCGGACTTCCACTCCGAGGTCGCCATAGAAATGTTCCGCCTGGATAAGCCACCGGCGGACTATGCCAAAGGCAAGAAAGATTGGCTGAAGGAAACCGGAAACACAAAGTACAGAACCATTGCGAAAACTATCACCTTCGGAATTGCGTACGGTCGTGGCGGAGCGGCCATCAAAGAAGCGGTATATATGGAAGGAGTCAACATTACGCTGGAAGAAGCTCAAGAGGCTGTGGACAAGTTTAAAGCGACTTTTCCTCAGCTTGCACATTGGCTGATTTCGCAGCAGGAAAAGGTCGGCAGCCAGGGATATGTCGAAAACGGATTCGGCCGACGTCGTCGGTTCGAGCATACCGAGGACAACGAGCTGCTGGCTCATCAGAAGCGTCAGGCGATGAATGCACCGATTCAGGGCACGGTAGGCGACTTAATGTCGTTGGCCCTGGTAAACCTATACATGATCCGTGAGGCCGAGCGTCCTCACCTTCAGTACAGGGTTCTCATGAGCGTGCACGATCAGGTTATCGTCAGCTGCCCCGTAGAGCAGATTGAGGAGACCATGGAGGTCATGAGAATGGCAATGTGCGAAAGATGCAGGATTCCGAACAATGACTTGGTACTTGGCATTGATCCGGAGGTCTGCATTCGTTGGAGCGAACCCTTGACAGACGAGGACGTCGCTACCTATCCTGTTCTAGGCAAGTACAAGAAGTGATCTGCAAACTCTTTATTCACAAACCCTAAGGAAAAACACACAAATGGCTTTCGACTTCAACAAGGCTGTCCATCAGGACAGCAAGACCGGCACTGGCTCTCGCAGCTCAGACTATCAGAAGATGTTCACCGACGATGCTCCAAGCCTGGGCTACGTGTCCAGCAAGGCGCCGTGCGAGTTCATCATCGTTCCTCCCCACCCCACCTATGGAGCCAGCACCGCTATGACCTCGGGCGGCTTCCGTCAGGATCAGCTGCGTGGAGTGGTCCCGACTCTCGGCCAGTACGGCATCGACTGGGTCATGGTCTACCGCAAGGTCGGCAATGATCCGGATATGCGCAAGCGCAAGGACATCCTGGCCATCAACATGGTCGAGGGTCCTGATGGCATGACCGTGCAGACCGAGCGTGACTGGGGCAATGGCTACAAGAGCCCTATGTACAAGCTCCGCGAGTACCTCTGGAAGGCCGGCGGCGGTCACAAGTACGACAAGTCGGCTCGTCGTTCGATTCCGACCATCAATGTCGACACCAGCACGGCAAAGTATCGTCGTGCTCTGGAACTCGTCCCGGTGGATTCAAATGATTTGAATGCTCCACTTGGTCGTGCTGCTCGTACGCTGTTCCTGCAGGGCTTCGTCATCAGCAATGCTGGCATCAACTACACGCAGGACGAGGACGGCCAGCCCTGCTGGCCACGCCACAAGATCCTGATGATCAATCAGGTCTCGGCAATCAAGTCTCGTGAGGATGCCCGTATCAAGGAAGGCTTCTACGACGCATGGTTTGAGCGAGTCGACGGAATGCCTATGGATCCTGAGACCGTTGTCGACACCTACGGCGACATCTCTCAGAGCCTGGAGGCTCAGATGGCTTGGGAGGCTGGATTCAAGCACGGAGACTTTGCGTCTGTGCAGAAGCTGGTCACCTTCAGCAGCTATGCCTCCGGTCCTGCCGGCATCGCCACCTACAGCTGCTCGGTGCAGAACTTGGCGGATCGTTTCGGCCCGGCGTATTCGCTGCCCGATGAGGTCCTTTCCAAGGTCCGTCCGTTCAGCGACTACATCCTGGAGAACAACGAGAAGCTGCAGATTCAGTGGCTGCTTGAGCTGTTCCCCGGTGATGAGTGGGCGATGATCGAAGCCGGAATCATCTCTGATGGCAGCAACCGAGTGGCTATGAACGGATTTGCAGCTCCTGCTGCAGCTCCGGCACCTGCTGCAGCTCCGGCGCCGGTTCCAGTGCCTGCTCCTGCTAGAGCCCCGATTGCTGCTCCAGCAGTATCCGCTCGCCCTGTGGCTGCTCCAGCCGCACAGCGTCCCGGATTGGCAACGCCGACTCCAGTTGTTCCAGTTTCAGCTACTCCCAGCCCTGCAACTCCCAGCATTCCGGCACCTGGCGGAACCAACCTCTCCGCGCAGATGAAGGCCATGATGGACAAGCTTCAGGGAAGCGTCAATAAGAACGGCTGAAGAAAGGAATAAAACTCAATGGCAAAAAAGAAGAAAGACGAAGAAAAGGAAAACCCCTCAAACCTCGATCCTGGGATCGAGGCTTTGATGGCCCATGCTAAGAAAGCCGGTAACGACCAGGTCTGCCTTGCGGCAGACCTGGCCGACCGGGTATGGGGCATTCCTTGCGATCACCTCTCCTATCGCTGGCTTTGCGACAATACCTGCTATCAAATGAGCAGAATTATCGGCGTGGCCGGAATGAAGGAGAGCTGTAAGTCTGCATTTGCGATGACCTTGGCCAAGGTGTGGATGGACTTAGGTGGCATGTGCATCTATGTCGACACCGAAAACAAGAAGAGTCCTGCTCTCTACAAAGCCGTCGTCGGGGCTGCCAACACTCTACGTACCTTGGAGTACGTAGCGTTCAGCACCGAGCAATGGCAGGAGCAGGTTCTGGACGCTCTTCGTTTCTCGTCCACAGAGGCATCTCTGCAGGACAGGCCAGTGATGTTCGTTATTGACTCACTGGGCGGTGTTGACACCAAGGAGACCGATGCCCGCATTGAAAAGGAAGGCGGCATCAATCCTCGCAATACCGGCGGCATGATCAAGTGCAAGTCTCACAACGAGTTTTTCCGGCACGTGAACAAGCACCTGTACATGCAGCCATACGCCTTGGTCTACATCAATCACTTGTCGGACGACCCCAATAGCCCTATTCAAGGTGCTAAGCGGAAGCCCGGAGGTACTGGTCAAGACTACCATGCAGTACTTGACCTTTGGTTCTCGGTCGTAAAGGGTACTCCTGTCTACAAGGCGACTCGTGGCTTTACGGAAAAAATCCTCAAGATCACCGTAAACAAGAATTCCATGGGTGCCAGCAAGCGTAACATCGAGATTCCTTATCGCTGGAAGGGCGATGAGGAGACCAATCAGATTGGCGAATGCTGGTTTGACTGGGATGCCGCTACGGCCATGCTGCTTACGGACGATAGTCCGACTGGCGTAAAGAGTCGATTGAAGGACATCGTCAACGTGACCGTAAACAGCAACAAGTACAGCTGCAAGGAGCTGGGTTTGGTTGCCGTTACGGACTCAGAGATGGGTGCTGCGATTCGACGCAACGTGGAAATGCGAGAAAGACTTTCCGATGCCTTGGGCATCAATCGCATGAAGGTTTACCCAATGCTTCAAATCGAGGACAAGTCTGTGTACGAGGAGACTAGGTACTCCAAGGCACAGGCTCCCAAGGAAGCAGATATCTCCGAACAGGAGTAACGATGAAGGAAAACGAGAAACCCGATTTCTTCGATACGTTTGAAGAATACAAGCAAAAGCGTGAAACAGGACGACAGGTGGTCTATGAAAATAAGATCTGCCGAAAGCTGATCACGCGGCTGTTTGAAAAGGGTAGCTCGGAGCGAGAGTACTGGACCACTCGGCTGGAGGCGAGCAGTGAGCCTCTGGCCGAGGTCCAGGATCTTATGAGCCCGTTCTGCCTTACTACGCATAGGTTGCAGAGCTGGAGCATCAACGAACTACTCGGACCTCCGACTAAGATGGCGCAACTACCTCTTTGGCAAGAATTTGCAGCAAAAGTAGAGCAATGCGACCCTAAGCAAATTCCTGCAATGGCCTTTTACAATTCGGTGATAGGGCAGGATATGATCATTCATACCGGCCTCAATACCAAAATGCCTAATGGCTATTTTCGTTTAATGAGAACTTCAACCTCAGGAGACGGTGGAGTAGTCATTGACACTCTGGACGGCTTCATGGAGTTAATCGCGGGACATTAATGCAATACACGACGCTGTTGGAAGATAAAACCGTCGAACGCCTAAAACAAGAATTACCAAGAGTCTATCCTGGTCTTTGGATGTTGGATCTAGACCCTAATTGCGATAAATTGATTCTCGGCCCATATGATACTGTGGCTGATGCTCATGATAGTCGCGACTACATCTGGCACTATGGGGATAGATACGGGCGCTATCTTTGGCTGCTCAGTACCAAGTCCGCAGAGATAATCAAAGGTAACATCCGAGATGCAGATTTTGTGGAGATATCCATAGACACCATGCCCTTGGAGGTAGTAGGATTCCGAATGAAGCTTAATGGAGTTTCAGACTGGATCAGGCCACCTACCAGAAAGATTAAAAAATGAATGACAGCAAACCAGAACGAATTCCTCTAAGGGATTCTTTGGCATTTACGATAAAAGCAGCAATCACAGATGCATCTGCGTTTAGTCAGTACGTGCTCAAAGAATATGCCCCCAAGTGCCAAGGTCCTTTGGCAATAAGCAAAAGCCCTGCCAAACATACATTGGAAAACTGCCTTTACGATGAAATCTGCGGCTGGCTAGATACTCCTACCATTACCGGAGTTTCTATACTCAGCATCGAGGTAGGACCACCTGCATTTAAAAATCATATTCTAAACGAAGAGCCGAGAGTTAACTTTCGGGAATTCATCGATTTAGGGTATGATATCTGCAAGCTTGAAACGTCTGCCAAAAAGAATTCAAATTTTGTATTGGTAGACAGGGAGAGACTAGAGCAGCTTAAACAAAGAGCAAAGTGGCTGCTAGAGCATGCAGATAAGGTTGAGTTCCATGAGTCCAAGCCCCAGAAAACGTCCAGACAAGTGGGTAATAGCCTACGAGAAAGACGGCTTCCTGGTGGACTACCTACGCCACCCTGACTTCATCTTCGATAACATAGAACTAGCCTACGAGAGAAAGGCCGACGCTCAAGTATTGCTGAGCAAGGCCTTTGCTCATATAAAGCTAGTCAATGTTTTCGTCGCACCTTTAAGAGACTTCTCCTGATGGCAAAATACGTAGCGTATATCCCAGGAATGGATTCATTCCTGATGGATGGCAACACTCCGTTCATAGACGAAGAAAAAGAAGTACGCAGAGTCATAGCCGACGAAACGGTACATCCCAAGCACTACGAGGCCAAGCCGGTAAGTTTCCTCAAGACCTGGGCCAAAAAGCAACAAGATAAAGAAGCAGAAGTCAAGCCTTTTAGGTTCTCTCCCCCGTCTCCAGAATTCCACTACACTCCAGCTGAAGGCCAGCATCGGTATGCTTTAGTGGTTGGAGACGAGAACATTTCTAAAAGCGGACTTGCAGTAAAGCACTTTGAAACTCGGGAAGAAGGCGTTATATTTGCCAAGAGGTCAATCGCCGGATTGACCAAGGAATTTCCCGCACTAGGGTACTACTTACTGGACACTGAAAATCATGTCTACACCGACGGAATCACAATCGGAAGTCACTGGAGAGCCGAAGATTACGTGCCTGGGAAAGGCAACGGGTCGACTGGCGGGCTACATATCGGGACGCCAGAAACTCCCGCCAGAAAACGAGGCAGAAAGCCTAGAGCCACAAACTGACGAAGACCAATACGGGTTTAACTTCGCAAACGATAATCGCACCTTTGGATCCGGAGCCAAGCGCGATTCCGCAGCAGGAAAGCCTAGACCGGATCTCCTATCTCCATTCGCTACCATGCGTCGTGGTAGAGTTATGGAACTAGGAGCCAGAAAGTACGGAGATCGGAACTGGGAAAAGGGCATGCCTCTGAGCGTGTTTGCAGCCTC